ATTGCTGCATCTTACATACACCGGAGTGACATTATCCCCGGAATACCAGTCAGTACCGCACGACTCTCGGAATAGCAGAGTCGGGTCAGTATAAGACTTTTCGGTATTAACCCGGAAGCCGAAGAATTGTAAGAGTCGGTTCAGTCGGGGCACGAAGTCGTGGTGAATGATCAAATCATCACCATATACCGCAAAGGATTTGCGGCGTCCTTCAGCACCTTCTGTACAAACTTTACAAAAAGCAGCAAAAATAAGAGTTTCTATTGCAAAAGTGCTTCCGTTCCCCATACTGGAGAACTTGGCATACTTAAGCAATTTACCGAAACCTACCCCAAACGGGGTGCGCGCAGCCGAAACATAGTTGAACCACTTTTGTGGGAACAACCATGCTACGGTATTGAACGCTACGGTATCGGAAGCCATGGAAAGGTCGATGGTGGCGAAATCGCCATCAATCGAACCCAGCCGGGCGAGCTCTTGATTTTTGGACTGGTCCGACAGATTAACTCCTAACTTGAGGAGTTTAGTCTTAACGAACGCATCAAATGCTAACTGGAGGAATAAATTTCCTTCCGGCTCGCAAGCGATGGTTCTATCGGTTTTCCAGTTCTTAGGTACGGTTTCTACACGATTAGAAAACACAGTCCTAAACTGGGGGCTCTTGTATCCAAAATAGATACTAAGGGCGTCCAAGTAAGGTTGTGCTCTCCGCGTCGCTGGGATACCACGTTTACTCACCTTAAGGTAAGGCAACGAGTCCCTACGACTACGAGTAGAAGTCGCTCCAGCCGTCACACGAATCAAACTCGGTAAATTACCGAGAAATTCGTCAAAGTCGCCTAATGTCATTTGGATGACATCTTGCACACGCTCAATATCTCTAGCTAACCTTTCGTCTAAACGATCGGTATGCTGAAAATAGTGATCAAGCCTTTTGTTAGTTTGTCTGCAGAACATCTCGGCCTTAAAAAAGGAGAGAGACGCAGCAGATTCACAGACATCGGCCATCGAGAAAGCTTTGTTCTTCTTGAAGAACGCAGCAATCTGACGTGTGAAGCGACAAAGATCCCGAGAGTGCAATGCTTCGGGAATATGATCAGGACAGGAACTTAAGCGGGAAATATCGCGAGACCTTATCCAACCAAGGATTTGGTCACAAACAATATCCCCGACAAGTTTCCGTTGGTCATTCACATAACACCGACACATGTCGAACGTTAATGTGGCGAAGTCCATAGTGGATCCTCAATTTCGTTCAATTACACCGACGTGGGCTTTAAATCCAAATCCTCAGTAGCCTCAATGGCTTGCTGAAGAGAAT